CTACTATTATAGCATCTTTTTCAGTCTCAGTAATCCTTCTGACTTCTTCTCGTTCTTGAGCATCCACACCACCATGAACAAAAAATACCTTTCGGTTACCAGTATTTATGAGATCAAAAAGAACTTGTCCATGGGTGACAACCCTACTATAAAGTATCAAAGTATTACCTTTCAAGTCATGAGCAAGGTTCTTGATGAACTTATTTCTCTTTTCGTTATTGATAATATATTGAACTTCATCCTCATAAAGATCAAACTTCTGAGGTCCATGCTTCATAAGTAAAACTTTGATGTTTAATTTAGCGAGATATCCTGCATCTTGTAATTTTTTAGTGCTGATAATTTTATATGATGGACCAAACAATCCTTCAAGTACCCATTTATGAGTCTGTGTGCCATCAAGCGTACCAGTAAAACCATATCTATACTTTGTGTCTGCCATTTTAGTCATGATATTCACTAGTGATTTTGATTTGAATTGATGTGCTTCATCACCTATTACCACTTGAAAATTAGCAAACCACTTACGGTCTAATTTGTATATACTCTGCCATGTGGAGATTATAACTGATTGTTCAGTATTTCTTGGTGCACCACCATAAATTTTATAACAATATTTTTGTGCATCCCAACCATAATCTTCAAAATCTTTGTACATCTGTTCTACAAGTGATGTTGTAGGAACAATCAATAGTATTTTTCTATTGTTTTCTACATGATATCTACAGATAGAATATATCATCAGCGATTTACCTGATGCAGTGGGTGATATAAGCAACCTTCTATTACGTCTCAGAGCGTCTGTAACACCTTCTACTTGATAATCTCTAGGTTTATACTTGGATATAGTTGTCAGATAGTCTCTGACGCCTTCCTCTGAGAAAGATTCATTCTCTTCGTAAGGCAATCCATAATGTTTATTTTCTTCAAACTCAAATGTATATGAATATCTCTCACAAAAAACTTGTAACTTATCTATCAATCCACAATAGATCTCTCCTCTATCCATGTTAAACAAACGAATCTTACCATCCCAATACTTATTACGGTATTGTGGCATAAATTTGGCACCCGGTACATCAAAAGTAAATTGATCCTGTAACTCGTGCTTTATATGTGGGTCACATTCGACTCGTAAGAATACTTCATTCTTCTTACGTATAACCAGATCAGCCATAACCAGAGGTAAATCGTCGCCACTCTATTGCATTCTTTATTTGATATGTTCTATTAGAAATCTGTTTGAGTATCTCTTCTGTATAACGAAGCATCATATCATAATACTCTCGTTTTAGAGATAGTTTTTTTAGTTTCTCATCAGCGTCAAGATAAAGTTTTAGATCATCTTTATCTCTTACCTTGAATGGAAAGGGTTCTTCTGCATACACAGCAGCAGTCGCTTTCCCTTGATAATACTGTCTTCTTTCTAATAAAATTTTAGAGTAAGCAGTCTCAGTTTGTTTTCTGAGAGTGAGCGTTACATTATATATGTCGTAATACTTAGCGTGTAATTGGGGTATTTTTAGTGACTCTGCATCAAGTTCGTCTTGATTCATTTTAGAATCAGACTCCCACATCTCTTGTATCTTATCTAATGAAAAACTAGACTTTCTTTCCGTCGTCATTGATCAAGTCGTACATGGTATATTTGAATATAGCAGTTGCAGTATAATACTGTTGCTGTTCTATTGTAGCATCAAAAGGTATTCCTGTCAGTTCAATTGGAAAGAGATCTCTGAACTTGATAGTTCCTGCTTCTTGATAATTACTGTTGAGAATGATGAGTGTACCATCAGATCTTTCTTGAAAAGAACTGTTGTCATCAGGAAAATATCTACTGTTTTTCTGTAACTTTGAGAACTGATCAAAAGTTTCTGGAAATCCCAGTGAAGTTATCCATTCATATAATTGAGTGTAGTTTTCTAAATTCTCATCTACAAGAAAGTCAACTCTTAGATCTTGATAGGTAAGTTTTTCACCGGGTACCGGTAAATCTCTAAGGTAGTTTGCTTGTACAGCAACACCAAGAGATAGTCCGGGTAAATTTGCTCTATTGCAAAGAAAGTCTACCTTTGGACATTTATTGATAACTAATTTAAATCCTCCTATCGAGAGTAAGTTCTTATTGGATACTTCGTTAAGAGAACATGGGTTGTTTGACATATCATTATTTATTGATCTAAATTTGGTCTATCAATTTAATCAATTCATCGGCGATCATACGATGTCCTTCTTTATTTGGATGTCGTTTTGGAGCTCTAGGTAAATTTTGTACATCCAATTGTAAATCAAAATCCAATCTTGTCCACTTGTTTATTGACATTATTATAAGAGGTATATTATTCACTTGGCAATGATTCTTGATTGTATGATAATGTATTTCTTCTTTTGTATCAAAAAATTTTTTACTCGTTACGACTCTGTAGTAATCATGCCAGAATTCTGCTTCTCTGGTAAACTTCTCACTTAATTTTTTTGTTTTTGTGCCACATAAGGGACAATCATAATGAAAGTTGCTTTTGCTGCCTCCGTCAACCTGCCCTACACTCTTTCTCTTCCATGGTCGTTTATAATGAGCTTTACTAAAATTATAAGATGGATTAATCCTTATCCATTGCTTTTCGTAATCAAAATAGAACTCCGTTCTTGCAGGGCATGACATTTGTATGATTGCCAAGTCATACATTGATTTAATATTATTTTCTACTATCAAATTCCTTACTATTCTATCATTTGAACCACCAGACTTACCGAAATTTGTTTCACGACAATCATAATGATCAGACAATAATTTAGAAAATCTTTCTGATTCAGGTAATTCAAGTTCTGCTCCTCTTGTCCAAGAACATCCATCAAAATAAATGCTTTTAGGTTTCACTGTTAAAAAATATCATCATTATTTATTGCCAAAATTCATCTAATACATCGAATACTCTATTAAGATAATCGTTAGCACCTTTACAT